GTGCGGATGAACACCCACGGGTCGGGGTAGTACCCCCAGTCCACGCCGCTGATGATGTTGTCGAAGCCCGCGATCTCCTTCGCCGTGATCTTCCGGCTCAAGATGTTGTCGAACACCTGTGTGCCGCTGCCCACCATCTCGCCCAGGTACATGTGCCGGTATTTGAGCGGCTTTGTCTTCCGCAGCCAGTCCGCACCGTCCAGGAACTCCTTGCCCAGCCAGTCCCGCGGCGCATCCAGATACGACGAATGATGCACCAGCTTGCCCGGCTGATGCTCCCGCGCGTACCGGTTGGCCCAGTTCCGCGCGTTGGCAGGCGGGTTGAAGCTGATGAGCGTTAAGGTCGGGTTGCTCCCCGAGCCGCGGAATGCGGACTGCTTCACGCTCAGCACCGCGTTTTCGCCCCGGCGAAGCTGGTCCGCTTCCTCGAACCACAGGCAGCCAATGTATCCGAACTTCGGTTTGATACCCTTAATTTTCATCTCATCGTCCAGGCCGCGGAAATAGATGGTCTGGCCCGTGGGCTTGTAAATGAGGCGAAGAGGGCTCTTTTTCTCCAGAAAATGCTCCGACAGCCCCAGCTTTGCGACGGCCCACAGCATCTGCGAGTACACGCTGTCCTCCAGCGTGTTTCCCATCTGCCGCATCACCAGCGCGTGACTTTGCGGCCACTTCAGCAGCCACAGCACGATCTCAACGCTGCAGAACGAACTTTTCAGGCTGCCGCGCCCGCCTTCCTCCACCAGTGTGTGCGCCCGCTGTTCCCGGACGGCCCGGTGCGAATCATAGAACCCCGGCCCGATCACGTTCTTCAAATCGACCGTCACCGCCGGGCGGCTATATGCCGTCAATGATGTTCACCTCCGCCGCGCCGCTGCCGCTCTCTTTCTGCAGCTCCGTCCACAGCCGGATCGCGTCCATATCGCCGGCCTGGCATTTTTTCAGCAGTGCCGCGTGGATCACTGCCGCTTCGTCCGTGCTGTATTTTTCCACCAGCTTATCCAGCAGCGCAAGATAGTCCCGCTTGTTTATCTTGGTATACTGTGCGTGCAGCGTTTTTAAATCTTTTAAAATGTTAAATTCCTTTTTCAGTTTTGCCTGCTCAACGCCCTCTAAAAGGGCGGTTATGCTGCTTTGAGGGGTCCTTTTCATGCGCTGCTCCTTTCCGGCACGAAAAAACAGGCCCCGCAAAGGGCCTGTACGCCGTTTTATGTTTATATATGGCTTGGATATATCCTTGCTCTTTTAAAAGCTCTTAAAAGCATTTATTCCGGGCTTAAAAGCATATATGTCATAGCGGCGGGATGCAGCATCCGTTTTTCGCCGGGCGCGCTTCGCCATCCGGCCGTTTCCGCCCGGTTTTTTGCTGCTATGCCCGCCGGGCAATCCGCAGGGGACGAATCGACCCTGTTTCACGCCCGGTTTTCTTGTCGCTTTAAAAGCTTTTTAAAATCCTGCTTAAAAACAGGTTTTCAACGAGGTTTCATGATGTACTGCGCCGCACGCAGCGGGGGAACGGGCAGACGGGGCGGCCGCTCTCCCGCATCGCCCACACGCACCGCGTGCACAGCTCCGGCGGCTCCTTCAGCTTCGCGCCGGAGAGCTTCCGTGCCAGCTCCCGCCGCGGGTCCCGCCTCCGCTTCATGGTCCGCTGCCCTCCATCACGGGGATAACGCCGAACCGCACCCGCCGGGCTACGCCGCCCAGCTCCGCCGTCACATACGCCCGGCGCTGCCGCCGCTCCATCCGCACCGGGCAGCCTGCAAACGCCGCCAACGGCCCGTCCAGTACATGCCATGTGCCGTCCGCACGAAACAGCACCCGGCTGGGTTCCAGCGTTTCCGTGCTGTCCAACCGCCACCGCAGCGCCTCCCGTGTGTCCAGCGCCTGCGGCTCTCCGCGCTCCAGACCCAGCCACCGGATGACGCCAGGGACAGGGGAAACAACATGGAAAAGCGCCGCCGTGTATTCCGCGCCTACGAACACATATCCCGGCAGCAGATGCTGGTCCTCGCTCTGCCACCGGCCCCGCCGCCGTATCTCCATCCGCTGGGCCGGGGCGCGGGCACACACACCCTTGCGCCGCAGCGCCGTGCATACGTCCCGTTCCGTCCCGGTCATGACCTGCAGCACGTACCAGTTCATCCGCGCTGCGCCCCTTTCTGCCGGCGCTCCAGCGCCGCCACAAGCTGCCGGTACAGCTCCGGATGCTCCGTACCCAAGGCACTGAAGAACTCCGCCTTTAGCTCGCCCACGGCGGCCTGCGTGTCATCCTTGCTCTGGACGTCCAGCCTGCGGGCGTACGCCACGGCTTTTGTCTGCGCATTCATCTCCCGCAGCAGCTTATCCAGCGCGATATCGTTCCACTCTTCGTCCGGCTTCGACAGGATGGCGTCCAGGATCTTCTGCCCCGCCACCCGGTTGATCACCTCGGAAAAATCCAGCTCCGGATACTTCGCCGCTTCCCGCACCATGGCGTTCATCCGCTCGTTTGTCACACGGATATCCTCCAGCGAGGCCAGCAGCTTTCTGCTGTAGGTGCTGATTGCCTGCAGGCTCAGCGTGACGTCCAGGCTCGCCAGATACTTCTGAATATCCGCGAGCGTGCAGGTGTTCGTCGCTTTCACCATCTCGTCCACGACGTCGCGGACCTCGGGCGGCAGCTGTGATATGGTGCTGCGGCTCCTGTTTTTTCCGCGCATCTTCAAGCCCTCCTACATATCCACCAGCGGGTCTTTCTTCACGCAGCGCTGCAGCTGGATGCCGCGCGGCGTCAGCTTGACCTCAAGGTCCTCCAGCTCTGCGTCCGAAACGCTGGACGGGGCCTTGTCCTCGATGCAGCGTACCTGCAGGTATCCGCTGTCCGCCAGGTAGTTGATGCTGCTGCACAGCGCCATCCGGTCCATGCCGCCCGCCAGCGCCAGCAGCAGGCCCTTCAATTTTAAAAATTTGAAATCGCAGCCCGCGATGGCCAGCGTGCGCATCACAGTTCCGTTATTGGCCGCAAGCTCGCCGGCCTGCATCTTCCGGCGCAGTTCATTTTCGTCCATCTCAGTTGCCTCCCTGCTTCATCATGAACTCCATCAGACGGTCCAGCTTGTTCTCCAGCTTCAGCTGGTGCGAAACAAATTCCTCGCGCCGGATGCAATTTTCCTTGATGTCTTTCACATCGTCGCTCATCTGCCGGATCTCCGTGCGCATCTCTGTGCGCATTTCCTTCATTTCACGGCGCAGCGCTTCAACGTCTTTTTGGTGTGCCGTGCGCAGCCGTTCCAGGTCCTTCTGGTGATCGTCGCGCGGTGTGTAATTTTCCCGCACCTGCTTGATGTCCGCACGGTTCTCATCCAGCTGCCGGAACACCGAGCGCCCGAACAGAAATCCTACCAGCCCCACCACCGTTGTCACGATGATCGTTATGAGCCACCATGTCCCGGCGTCGAACGTCATTGCGGTTCCTCCGTAAATACAAAAAAGATAAGGCACGATGCCCTCGTTGTGAGTTCATCATACCTTATCTTTTAAAGACTGTTCCACTCAGATTTTACAGCAAAACAGTCACACATCGAACAGCGTACACTGCCCATCCAGTGGTGCGCGCCGTATCTGTTCTGTTTTTTCACGCACGATTCCGCGTACATATCCCTCGCTCAGATTCCACTTTTTGCACAGCGCATAGACGTTTGAACCGTTGTACTCATCACGGATCAGTCTGTCACGGATAGGAATAAGGAGCTTGTCCGCCTGCGGGATGTACACCCGGCCGGTGCCGCCGTACACATCCACCAGCCGCCGGAAAGCATCCATGCCGATGGTTTCTGCCAGCTCCCGTGCTTCGCCTTGCAGATCTTCCAGCTTCAGCTCGTTCAGTAGTTCATTCCTCATTTCCCGGCCGCCTCCCGTTCCCGGCGGTATCGGTCGCTGTGCAGGTATTCCAGCTCTTTTCGTTCGGCCAGACTTTTCAGCCCTTCGATCAGTGCATTGCCCTGCGAAAATGACAGAAACCGGAACGGCTGGGTGGGGAAGGCTGTCACGCCGAACTGTCTGCTGATCAGCCCGCACAGCCTGTCCCGCAGCTGTACGCCCTCCGGCGCGGGATCATATTTTTCCAATTGATACATCAAGTACCAGACCTTCTTCTGCTGCCCCTCGCTCAGCCCGCCCGGCAGTGCCTCGTACTTCCGTGCCCGCTTTTTCTGCGGTGCGGCCGCGGGGGCGCTGCGCCGCCGCAGCTCCGCCAGCACTGCCTGCGCTTCGGCCGGGGTCAATGCAGTGATACTTTCTTTGCCGGTCAGGCCCTGTACCAGCGCGTGCAGCGCGTCCGCATGCCCGCCGCCGCGCTCCACCATCCCCAGCTTTGCACCCAGAGCATAGATGCTTTTTACCGTTCCCTTGCTTACATCCAGCGCACCCATCCCGGCCGCCTCCTTCCTTGTTACTCCTCCGGCACGGCGTCGCCCGTGTCGTAGAAAAATTCATCCGTGGTTTTCAGATACGCGCCCACAGCCTCCAGAACTTCCTCCGGCTGCTG